ATCCTCAATTCTTGTTTGCATTGTTGAATCAGTGCTAGCATTCTTCATTTCCGTTAGTTTCGTAACCACACCTTCTTTAAGTGTAATGTATTTTTCATTTAATGTTGAATCATCTTCAGACAATAAAGACATTAATTCTTTTTTGTCAGATTCGGTTAAACCATCAATATAACTTTTAATAGTTTTGTTTGCAACACTTACCATTGTTGTTAACGGTAAATCAATCCCTTCTGTTTTCACCACCGGTAATTTTCTAAGAGATTCTGAAAGAATGTTTCTACATTTAAGTTTTGATTCAATCGTTAAGATATCAGAAGAAAACAATGTGTCGATAGTCTCATATTGATTCTCTATCTGTTTATCACCAACCCAAGATTTTATTTTATTTAAATCAGATTGTTTGATTTTATTGATTGTATTTTCATACATCTTAATACTCTCGTTAATAAACTCTGTAGCGTAAGATTCGCTTAATGCTTTTGGAGAATTTAATTCATCGTATAAATAAAATAATTTACTTATGTTTTTATTTTCTAAAACATATTTCTTGAAATTTTTTATTTCGTCTTTAAATGTGTCGTTAGTGTATGATTCAAACAACACTTTTTCTATTTTTGATTTTAGTATACCGAATTTCATAAGTTTTTTTATTTATAAATATCTAATCTTTTAGAAGTTTACCTAATTGAACTTCAATTTCTCCTAAAGAGTTTCCACCTTTAGATAAATCAATAAATGAATCATCTTCTGTCATAGTACTTCTCTCTACTAATATTTTTAAATTATCTTTATTAAATGATTCAGGGGTTACTTCTGCTTCGGGAGCTGCCGCCGCAGGGGCTCCACCCGCCTCAGGGGCTCCACCCGGTTCAGGTCCACCCGGTTCAGGTCCTCCTAAGTCTTCCATTCCTCCACCTAAGTCTCCTCCACCGAAACCTCCTCCACCTCCCGGTGGTGGTGGGGATGATGGTGCCGCTCCACCGGCTGTTGCTCCGGATGCAGGGTTACCATATAATTTATCAATATTATCAAAAATACCTGTATGTGTTATGATAGTTGCAGTATTTGTTAATTCAGCACCGACAGCCATCTCAATTCTTTGTTGTTGTAAATCAAGTTTAATTTCCTCATCAGAGAATCCTAAAATATGTTTTTTAGCCCACGATACAGATACCGGAGCGATACCCGCAATTGCCGCAACGGCTTGTTGGTATAATGCAATTTTTTCTTTCCAAAGGTCATTCTTTAACAAGTCTGCTTGTGATGATGGGTTAGTTAGACCTAACGTAAAGTTAGATAACTCATCTTCAAACCCTAATAAGAATAAATGAATGATGGCGATTTTATTTAATTCTGCAATCATTGATTTTTGAATCTTATTGATTGTTCTTGCAAAACGAATATCCTGTAATGATAAGTTTTTACCATCACCGGCAGTTTCTTCAAAACCTAAAAATGCTTTAGGAACACGAAGAGCGGTTAATAATTTCTTTTGGATATATTCAATATCTGCAATCTCTGATAAGTTTGTTGCTCCCGGTAACGTATCAATTGGTGAAGCCGCAGCTGGGTCTCTAACAGGAATAAAATAATCTTGGTCAACAGCCATTTGGTTGAATCTCATATCAACATTACCTGTTTTAGCATCAACAACTTGGTCACGTTTAAATTTGTTTGCAACACGTTGTACGTAAGCTTCAACATCTTTATCATCCATATTACCAACGAATACTTTAAATACACGTCTTTCCGGTGCTCTTGATGTTCTATAAATTAACATCGCATCTTCAGATAATAATAATTGTTTCCAAATACGTCTTGCTTTTTCTAACATTGACGTTCCGTATGGAAGTTTTCTATCATCACCTAATAAACGGAAGTGAGCAACTTCCCAAGAGTTAAACTCCATATCTTTTGCTTTCCACTTGAATCTTAACCCTTTGTTCTCAGCAGGTTCTTCTATGTTTGCTGATTTTGCCGCCATACCTCTTTCCAAACGTTCTATTTCAATGTTTGGTAATTGCATACAACCAACAATACCTTTATCTGAATCCAATTTTAAATAAACAAAGTTATCACCATATTTACAAGTATTTCTTGTCCACATAGTTAAGTTTGTATTGATATCTAACACGTTGTTAAATAAATCGGCTAGAATAGATTTAATTCTTTTTGATTCAGAATAAATTTGTAACATATAACCGTTTTCGTCAACAGTTGTTGATTCTTCTCCGTAGATGTCTAACGCTGCTGATATCTCAGGAGTATATTCCATCGATTCATAATCATAAAATGAAGCCAAACGAGTTGGTTCATAATAAACTGCTTGAGTGTATAGATTACTTTCAATCTTAGTCCATTGGTTAGATAGGTAATATGTTTGTTGAGCTTGTAATTTTTCTCTTTCATATTCCGATTGTGATGTTGTTTTTAATAACTCTTTCTTATCTAACTTATATGTTGGGTAGTCTTGATTTAATAGTGCATTTGGACCGAAGGCTCTTGATAACCTTTGCCAAACCGTTAAATCGTTATTTTGATTATTTTCCATAATTTAAATTTAATTCTATTTTTACGTATATAAATAGTTTACTTTATTCTATAATACACCACCATCAGATATGAGCCAATTATATGGTGCTCCTAATAATATGTTTTTACTTGATTGACCTGATGGTGTATATTTAGCGGAACCAAAACTAATTGTAATAGATGTTTTAGGATTTTTGGTTACCCAACCATTATAAATATTGTTTAAATTTAATGATGAGAATGTTAATGGTGTTTTACCTAACATAAAATTAGTAAAATTAGTTACACCAGATATATTCCAATTACCAATTGGTTGGTTAAATAAAGAATCACGGAACATAGAAGACATATTAGTAACCTTTGAAACATTCCATCCAGATAATGGTTGATTGAATAGTGTGTAACCAAACATATTTGACATATTTGTAACCTTTGAAACATCCCAATTATCAATAGGTTGGTTAAATTGTGAATTTAGGAACATAAAACTCATATCAGTAACTCCTGAAACATTCCATCCGTATAATGGATAATTAAATGATGAATAAGCGAACGTATTACTCATATTTGTCACACCAGACACGTTCCAAGAATTAATATTTTGATTAAAGGTTTGGGCACTATAGAATGTTGAATTTAAAGTAGTTACTTTTGAAACATCCCAATTACCAATAGGTTGATTAAAGATTGTTCCATTAAACATACCATCCATTAATTTAACATTTGAAACATTCCACCCGGATAATGGTTGGTTATATGGTGACCCTTGGAACATACTAGTCATAGCGGTAACACCTGAAACATTCCAATTACCAATTGGTTGGTTAAATTTTGAATTTTGGAACATACTAGTCATATTAGTAACTCCTGAAACGGTCCAATTACTTATTGGATAGTTAAATTGTGAATTTAGGAACATACTATCCATATTAATAACCTTCGAAACATTCCATCCGGACAATGGATAATTAAATGATGAATAAGCGAACGTATCACCCATATTTGTTACACCAGATACCTCCCAATTACTAATATCTTGGTTAAAGGTTTGAGCACTATAGAATGTTGAATTTAAAGTAGTTACTTTTGAAACATCCCAATTACCAATAGGTTGATTAAAATTGATTGCATTCTCAAACATAGACAACATAGAGATAACCTTACCGGTATTCCAAGAATTAATACTATTCACCCCACCATTATTAAATTGTTTTGAATTATAAAACATAAACGACATATTGGTAACTCCACTAACGTTCCAACCACCAATATTTTGATTAAATGAATTTGTATCTTGAAACATATTTTGCATACTAATAACTTTTGAAGTATCCCATAAATTAATTGACGGACTTGACCCATTGTTAAAACTTAACGCATCTCTAAACATACCGTTCATATTTGTAACTTTACTAACATTCCAATTACCAATATCTTGATTAAATAATATTGCGTCGTCAAACATTCCACTCATATCTGTAACCCCTGAAACATTCCATTCGGATAATGGTTGGTTAAATAAAAATGCGTTTTGAAACATACCACTCATATTAGTAACTTTTGAAACATCCCAATTACCTATAAATTGATTAAAATTGGTTGCGTTATAAAACATTAAATTCATATCGGTAACTCCTGAAACTTTCCAATCACCAATAGGTTGATTAAATAATTCTGAATTAAAAAACATGCTATTCATATCGGTAACCTTTGAAACGTTCCAATTACCAATAGGTTGGTTAAATTGTGACCCTTGGAACATACTATTCATAAATTCAACATTTGAAACATTCCAACCCGATAATGGTTGATTATATTCTGACGAACTAAACATAAAACTCATATCAGTAACTCCTGAAACATTCCAAGAATTAATAGTTTTATTAAAACTAGATGTTTTTTCAAACATAGCACTCATAGTTGTTACTTTTGAAACGTCCCAACTATATATGTCATCATTAAAATTAAGAGCTCTTTCAAACATAAATTCCGTTGTGGTAATATTTGACATATCCCAAGAATTTATATTATTTATTTTAGTTATAGATGCACAATCCTCAAAACAGGCTCTTGCGCTACCGGAGAATGAAAAATCTAAAACATCGACAACATTTAATAACGTTAAATTTAAACAACCACGAAATCCGGAACCACTATTAAGTTTCAAAGGACCCCACTGTAATACCTCAATTATTTTTGCTCTATCTCCACCACCATTAAAACTCCACCCATCAATTACTCCGGTAATTTTAATTAACCAAGTATTACTTGATGTAGAATATATGTGTGTTCTGTTAGAATATGTGTTTGCGGAAATACTACCATCCCCCCAATCAATAACCCCACTATATGTTCCTCCACTTAAATATGGTAATTGAACTGTGAATGAATTGCTTGACCCTTGGGAAAGTA